CCCCCTACAGGCTTTTATGCCTTATGCACTAAAAATTTAGCGGAGTACGGATAATGGCTTATACAACAATAGACGACCCTTCAGAACACTTTCAAACATTAGTTTGGACTGGTGATTCCTCACAAGATACAGCACATAGTTTTACTGGTAATTCTAATTTACAACCTGATTTTTTTATTAATAAATCATTAGATGTTGACTATGGTTGGAACACAATGGACACCTCAAGAGGTATCGGTAATTCAGGTAAGGTAGTAAGAACTAATTTAGGTAATGCTGAATTTGATATAAATGATTATTTTGAAACAGCAACTAGCAATGGTTTTACTGTTGGAACAGGTGATGCTTCATTTAATACAAATACTTATAAGTATCTTTTATTAGCATGGAAAGGTGCTGGTGGTTCCACAAGTTCTAATACAGATGGCAACTCAACAACAACAGTACAAGCAAACACAACAGCAGGATTTAGTATTGTGCTTGGTAGTTTTACTGGTAGCACACAAACTTATGGTCATGGATTAGGTGTAGCACCTGATGTTGTTTTTTGGAAAAACAGGTCAAACACAAATAGTTGGTTATGGTTTACTACAGCGTTTGATGGTACACACGATTTCGGAATTTTAAATCAAGGTAATGCTTTTAGTGCTACAAGTTATGATGTGCCAACATCTTCAGTATTTTATGGTAATGATGATGCTAGTACCAATTTTGTAGCATATTGCTTTAAATCTATACAAGGGTTTAGTCAATTTGGTGGATATGCAGGTTCAGGTGCAGGTGGTACTAATGGTACTTTTGTGCATACTGGTTTTAGACCTGCTTTCGTAATGATTAAAAGTGTCTCTACTGCTACTAACTGGCAAGTTTACAATAATCTAAGACCTGCTTATAACAACATAAATAAGAAAATGGGGTTTAATAAAGAAAATATAGAAAATGGTTCTGATTTTGGTAATACAAGTCAAAACAATATAGATTTTTTATCTAATGGTTTTAGATGTACGACAGGTAATACCGATACCAACTCAGGTGGAGAAACTTATATTTATTGGGCAATAGCGGAGCATCCATTTGTAACATCAGGTGGCATACCAACAGTTGCTAGGTAAAAAAAAATTATTGAGGTAGAATAAAATTATGTGGGCATTAGTAGAATCAGGCAGTATAACTGCTACTTATAATCAACCAAAAGCTATAAATATAGGTGATGTTCAATACCCTAGAAATATATTTGAAGCATGGTCAAGTTCTGAATTAGAAGCTATAGGTATTTACGAGGTAGCTTATGATAGAACAAATTTTAAAGATGAAGAATATTACTACAACACAAAAGAAACTTTAAGTTTTGCTAGTAATACAGTTACTGCATCTTGGGGTACGGCTACAGCAAAATCATTAGATGATAGCGGTTCAGGTGAAAATTTAGTTAAAGGTTTAAAAACTTTACATAAAGAAAGTGTTGATCAAAGAGCTTATTCATTATTAGCATCTAGTGATTGGATGGTAGTTAGAAAAGAGGAAGCAGGTACAGCTATACCTTCAGATTGGTCAACTTATAGGGCAGGAGTTAGAACTGCTGCTGCTGATATGAAAACAAAAATAGATGCAGTAAGCGATGTAGATGCACTAGCAGCATTGTATGTATATAACGATGCTAACCCACC